GATATAAGCGCCCCATTGGTCCGATACAGCAGTAACGGTTGAGATGCTCATGTCAGTGTTGGTAGGGGTCACGCCGTCCGTCAGTGCATATTTCGGCAAAGGAAGACGGTCGTAACGGGTGTATTGAAAGGTCTTAGAATTGTGGTCAGGCTGCGAAGCCTTGTCACCAAGACCGTGAAAAATCGTAAGCTTTTGTGCCACCATCAGCGTCTTCTCTGCAATGTATGTCACCGCATCTGACGAGAATGATGAAAATGTTTGAACTGCCATTTAAAGCCCCCTCCCAAGGGCTAGAAAGTAAAATCTTTAAGTCTTTCTTCTTTTTCTGCTAACGTTTCTTTCGTACTGACAGCTGTGGCCGAGCCTTTTGCTGTAGTTACGGCAGACGCAGGATCTGAAGAGGGGACGTTGTTGGGAGTATTATTAACAGTTTCAGTCGGTGCTGCTACTACTGTAGCAGCTGCAGGTTGACTCGGTTTTTGTAGGGACTCAATGCCCTTAATGTGAAGGAAGATTTGTCCTCGATTAAAGTCAGACCTACCATTAGCTCGAAGCTTCTGAAGCTCTGCTTCTACTTGAGGCAAATACTTTTTACCTTCATCACCAAAATCCTGAATAAACTGCAACTGATCCTGTTTATCTCCAAAAACGAAAAGTGCTTGTGATTGCTGCGCTAACTGATGCGCTTGTGAAGTCAAAGCAGCATACGCTGCCGGATTTTCTTCCTTAAGCCTTACAAGATACTCAGGCTCTTGTTTCGGTTGTGCCTGTTGTGAAGGAACTACCGATCTAAGAATTTGCTGCAACACTTGAACTTGTTCGTTTGCCGCTCGCTCTCTAGCGATAAGCTCATCAAGTCTTTCTTTTGGGATCATGTTCTGCTGCACTGGCGAGGTGGTAGTAACGCCTGGATTGTCTTTTTCAGACATATAGCCCCTTATAACGCTTAAGTATGCGTCTTAGTGTTTATCGTGCCAAGAGCACGTAAAGACAATGGTGTCAGTAGATTTATATTCCGTCAAGACTACTAACTATTTTTTTTTATAGCTGCAAATGTAGGAAGAACTACAGTTGTCTTTCTTGGCTCCTCTTTTCCTTCAACATTTCCAAACATAGCAATGTTTCTACACATTGCAATTCCCTGAAGAACTCCTTGTACTCTAAGAAGCTGTTCTGGTGGACATGTGGGAAGCTTGGCGCATTCCATTACATAGAGCGTATTTACCGCTTCTGCGTAAACTTTAAAAAAATGATTCTTACAAGCTTCACTCAACACGGCCCTTTGTTCTTCAGTAAACATCAATTCTCCTTAAACGTTTGGTTCAACAGCTCTCATGCCTTGAGTAATAGAAGCTACGGAGTTTTGAGTCTGTCCAGGATTACCACCTTGAGGCATACCCATCGCTTCGCCTTCGCCTTGCTCTTCGTTAAGCTGCATCTTCATTGCTTCAATCTGTGCTTCTTGCTGACGAATCTTATCTTGTGCTTGCTTTTGAATTTCGTGTCTATCCATGTGCTGTAGGTAAGCAAGTTTTGCTTCTTGTGTTTTTGCTTTCAGATACCCAGAGCCGTGTGTTGCCATGTGCTCTTTGTAATTATCGCCTGGATTGACAGGACAATCCTCGCCCATACCCAAAGACATGTTTTCAATCTCAGGATCAACAGTCATCTTTTGACGAGCTTCAAGATTTATATCAAGATCCTTCAGGTTAAACGCTTCGTCCATAACCTTCAAATACAGTTTAGGAACGTCGATTTTACCAGGAAGAATTCTCTCCGTTTGAAGAGCCATGTTGAACGCAGAAATCATTTGCTGATTTCGAATAGCGTTTACTGACTCAACCTCAGAACCTCTCCAAACAAACATAACATCTTTTTGAAGCATTTCTGGATTTACCTGTTTGGTAATCCACTGACCATTCTCAGGTCCTTGAACGGCAACTTGATAAGCTTCATCTTGGAACTGCTTCAAAAGCCAGTGAGTCATTTCTGCTAGAGGACTCATAACTTCAAACTCATCAGCCAAAATCATGTTTCTTTGATTGTCAGAAATTTCATTCTGTACTGCTGCAGATTGAGTTGCTGATCTAACCTTACCAGTCAATTGAGGAGCTAGCTTAGGCGTTAGATCCGAGAACTGTTGAATCATGCCACGAACCTGTTGCATTCCAGCAAAACCAACCTGAGAAATATCTGGAAAGGTTTTGAACTCAACACCCTGAGGAGAAGCAAACCATCTTGCGCCTGGCTGAATTTTGAACGAATTAACGTCTCCAGCAAAAGCAGGATCAATAAGGGCAATAGGATTAAGAGCATAGGTTAGAGAATCCATCGTTTGGTTTGCGATGTCGGTCATCATGTATTGAAGCGAACGAAGACGCTCAGGAAGTGAATGGCCGTATGCCTCAGCTGCAGGGCCTTTGATATAACGCCCTTGAAGGTACGGCTTCGATTGATGCCAGAATGGGTTTCTCTGGATTCTTCCCACAACCGAATAATTCAATAGCGTGATTACGCAAGGAACGTATTCTCCTTTGACGATGTCGAAATCACACCAACATTCAGTAACGAGAACGCCATTCTTGCGATACGTCGCTGCTGTTGAAAGATTGTTAATCGTCATTCGGATGGTATCAATCCACCCGTAGTTTTGATAATCAGGCTGAAGCTCAGTTACCTTATCTAAATTCTTATAGAGTCCCGATCTTTCAAGCTCTCGCTTAAAGACAAAATCTTCGTCGAAACATAGTTGTGCTTCTTGAACAGAGTTCGCATTTTCCGGCCACACATAGGTGTGGAAAGTATCCATGCAGTGAACCTTCACACCTTGATAGGCCGGAACTTGCGTGGTCTTTACATAACCTTTGGGATCTTTAACCACGACTGTCTTCATGGTTTTTTCGAACACTGGTTTTAGAAAAGCGTTACCGTAAAGAACTTTTTGTCTTTCGAATCTTTCCATAAGCGAAGGAAGATTGTTTTTGTGATCGAGTTCATGAAAAACAGCTTCCTTAACTCTTTGAGCATCTTCTGCGTTTGAAGCCTTAACAGGGATGCAGCCGAGATAATTGTTGTTAGGGAATAAGCCGCTGATGAATTGGCCCACCGAAGTTTCAACCTGGTTGTGTAGCTCTGGGATAACAAGTCCATTCCTCCCGTTGTACATTTGAATGTCTGAATTTTGGCAAGCCCACAAACGTAGGTCTTCAAGCCATTCTTGCTCTTTTGCCCCACGCGCAGTCTTTGCGCCAATAATCATATCTTGCAAATACTCAAGCGCTCTATCAGCAATAGCTGCATTGCCTGCATAGTTTACGTTGAATTGTGCCATATCTTTTTCGGCTTGCTTTTGATTATCAGACTTTCTGCCCATTTATTCCCCCGATTTATTCAAATAAGTGTACCGCAAAGAAAAATAAAAGCACTAAAACTCTTTTCGATATCCAGTATACTTGGACACATGTGTCTTAATGTTAGCCACTTGAGCGTTTAACTGGTTAACCTTTATTCTTTGAAGTGCATGAATGACACCGTATCTAATAGCGTCCTGAATGTGGTCATAATAATTATCTTTGTTTGGTGTCTCTTCGCCATCTAAACGAGCATACCCACCACGATACCCCTCAATAGCAATCTTACAACGTGGATGAATCAAGAAGTTCGGAAAGCCTGAATTGATATCTTTAGTATCCATGCATTCCTTAATCGCCTTAATCCCCTCTTCAATCCATGTTCTGCGAAACACTGGGTAGATTCTCTTGTCATTAAGGATCTGAACAGACGACTTACCTTTGTCGGTTTGGTCTGAACCACGAGGGTCACAAAAATCTCTTGGTGGAACTTTTAGACTTCCAAACAAGCTTTCTTGAAATGGAAGAACTTCATCGTCAACGAAGTCTTCAAGATAAATCTCTTTCCCCTGAAGCTCAGCCAACACCCTTACCTGCTTGTTAATGACTTGCATAAACACAACAGCAGGATGATTAAAACCAAAATCCCATGAACGAATGAGAGTGACCTTAGGATCGAATTCAATCGGCGAGACATAGTTTCCTCTTGCGAATTGTGGAAATACTGGACGACCCTTATGAACCTTCCCGAACAACCCATAGATCATTCGTTGTTGCATATCGGGTGTGTAGTTTGCTTTTAATTCTTCAATGTACCCTTCAGGAAGATTCTTCAAATTGTCTAACGTCGTAGACGTAAACATTTGATGGTCTCGAGGTTTTACATGAAGAAACAGTTGCGGAATCCAGTGGTCTTCTTCTCCAGGGTTCATGGAGAGAATGTCTCGATACATTGTTGGCTCTTTACCACCAACCTTTTGACGAACACGAGACTTGAGAGTGCTGTACATATCAAGCGTAATTTCGTTTGCCTCATCCACTCCAAAGCCACCGATTTCAAGAGACTTCATTTTCTCCATATCATCGAGAGGACGAAAAATAAATTCCGATCCGTTGATGAGAGTAACGATGTTGTTGGCTTTATTGAACCTGCGAATAAGCCCACTCTCCATACGAGAGAAGAAAGTTTTCATCGTGGTATCGCGAAGAGCTGGAAGTGTTTTACGACCAATGAGATATGTGAAGCCAGGGTTTTCAAGGGCAAGAGCTTTAAGCTCTTCGACCATTGCAGTAGTTTTACCAGAGCCCAAACCACCTACCAAAAGGCAGTGTCTTGTTGGACTAACATGAAACTCTTGAGCCCACTTAATTGGCTCATAGTCGATTTTAATTTCCATTACTCATTAACAACCTTCTCTTGCTTTTGAGGGCGAGGAGTTGTCATGTGCAAATGTAGCGATGGAGCTTTTGATTTTTCTCCAACAACACCAACCTGATAAAGAGTTTTTGCGACATCCATTTCAAATTGCATAAGCTGTTCGTCAACATTGGCCAACATTTGCAGAAGCGAAACAGGAGTAGTTGCTAAAGACCCATCTTTAGATTTTTTCTTGTGGAGTTTGATTTCTTTTTTAATCATCGACTTCTGAGCTTTGAGTCGTTTGATTTGATTTTGTTTTGCTCTAAGAAGTTCTGCACCTAAATCTTCACTCTGATAAACTTGAGATTTAAATACGAACTTCATCAGACGATGCCAAAC